GTGTGAATCTGCATCAAAGTAGTGTTCGTGTAAAACATCTCTAACGTTAATTAAAAACCCTTTATCTGTAAGTAGTGAGCCTAGTACTTTAAGTTGGAACCCCTTCCCGTATTGTTGTAAACTTTTTAGCGTCATTTATAACCTTTGTTATAATATAATTATTTTTTCTCTAACAACCAACTGCTAGACTGTATTTTATCTCCTAATCCATCAATTAATTCTATATCAAACAACTTACATATTTCTGCTTCTGGTATAGTATCATTATTTTGATCTCCTCCATTTGCAAATGCAAGCTTCATTGAACCGTAGAATTTATCTACCATTACTTTAAGTGTAGCATTTTGTGTTGCATCTTTATCAACAGATATCCAAGCCATATCTACTATACTTAGAGCTCTAATAATTCTTATTCTTTCATCTTGATCTTGAAAGAATTGAGAACCTTTTAATTCTCTCTGAATATCATTATTTACTATAACGATTAATAAATCGCCAACTTCTTTAGCTTTTTCGAACAACTCTAAATGTCCTTTGTGAAGAGGGTTAAAGTACCCACTGACTATAACTGCTTTTTTCATATTAATTAACTAATTGTATAAACACTAACGTAAAGATTATAATAAATCCTATAAATATTAAATCTATTTTTTTCATATTTCTTGAAACCATTTTTTCATAACTATATTATTTACCTCATAACCATTTTTTTGGTAAAAAGGAATTAACTCATTTTTACAAAATAAACTAACCCTATAACACCCTATATTTTCTGCTCTTTTATTTATTTCATCAACTAACTTCTCTCCTACACCTTTACCTCTGTAGTTACTATCTACTACTACGTCTTCAATTTGACCTGATAGATACCCTCTGATCTTACTCTCTATAACTAAACTACCGTAGGCGATTATTTTACCTTTATCTACTCCTACTATACCTATACAGTTATATTCCGTCCATGCATCATCTATATCTGGTGTAAATCCAATAGGTTTAAGCTGATCTAATAATTCCCAAACTTCAGGGATGTCTTTTTTTTGTATTTCTCTAAATTTAACTTTCATTTTACTGTTGTTAAACCTCTAAAGTTTTCTAACCAGCCTTCTGTATTTTTTGTTATACCTTCTATTTTATCTTGATCTAAATGATGCAAAAACGCACCTGTCTGTAAATCCGGTATTGGTGATTTTAGTATTTCTTCAACATACTCTACTTCTTTACTATCTAAAGATGTATCATGTAGATCCATTAATTTAAAGTTTGTTTCAACTCTATCCCAATTGTGTAGTATTTTAGCAAATATTTTTTTACCTTCGAGTTTTTCTTCAGCTACTTTATAGACATAATCTAAATCAGTTTTTTCTGTAAGTAATTTAGGAAATTCAGCTACGATGGTTTTTATCCCTAATCCTTTAACTCCTTGTAAGTTATCTGAATTATCTCCTAATAATGCTTTTACAAGATTATAATTAACTGGAAGTACTTTTAACTCCTCAAATATGTTATCTTTTGTAAATGTTTTTTTCTTAACCGGTGCATATACCTCTATATTATTGTCTACTAATTGTAAAAAATCTTTATCAGATGATACAATTGTTACTTTTTTACCAGCTAAGGAAGCTCTTTTTGCCAGATATGCCATTATATCATCGGCTTCTAACTTCTCTAATACCATTTGCTGTACCGGTAAGCACTCTAAGTAGTCTTGTGTTCTAAAAAGTTGTCCGATTAATGCCTCGGTCTCTTCTTCTTTAGTATCATATAAACCCCAATGGGTAATTCTTGAGGTAGCTCTTTGTGCTTTATAGTTAGGATCAATATTCTTTCTATTTCCTGATCCACCTTTACCGTCCCATACAACTACAACTCTTGTTGGGTCAAATATTCTAGTAACATACCCCAAAGAACGAAGAAACCCTACCAGACCACCTACATGGGAGCCTGATGGGTTCATCGCCTTGAGCAGCGAGAACGATCTAATTAAAGTGTTCATCGCATCAACGATCAGGATGTGATCGTTTAACGCTCGGGGTGGGGTCTGCTTTAAATTCTTTAGAATATTTTGATAAGCCACTAGTCAAGTAGATTTGGTGCGATTGTATCTTCTTCTAAATCTCCTTCCTCAACCAAATCAAAGTCTAAACTACCAACTAGTTTTAACCAGTGTTCTTTATGCTCGTCCTTATACTTATCTATAGCTCTTTTATCATCAGCTATAAAACCGTGTTGGGTCATAACTACTCTACCTCTAGACTGTACACCTGCTATATGATTCTTCTCAACTTGTACGTTAGTTCTCTTAGCAAACTCAACCTGCATACCGTCTTTGATCGCTTTGATCTTAGATGTACCTGGGTTAGTTATGTTACCAAAAGTAACTACAAGTGTAGCATCATACCACATAGACATACCTCCTTTATTTTGAAGTTTAGGCATCCCCATAGGTGATTCAGGTTTCATAGTCCATACTTTGTTAATTGCAACTAAAGTATTGGTATAAGGTGATGTCTCTTTTCTGGAAAGTAATACTTTTTGATTAAGATTATTACCAAATTGTGTAGACATCGCACCGGCATTCCACTCATTATTATTTTTATTTGATCTTACAGAAAGTTCACAAGGTACAGAACCAACTGAATCCCATAGAAAACATAGATCATAAGGTAAGTTACCTTTAGCTTGTTCGTCTAATAGATCAGCGATATAAACGGCTACATCTTCTATAGTATTTAAAGTCCCTCTATCTGAATATAGGAAGTGACCTTCATAATCTACAACGTTACCGTTTTTATCTAATACCTCTTCTACTTCTAATCCCATCTCTTTTGCATGTTCCCATGTCCATTTCATCTCAGTGATAATGAAGACCGGTAAAATGCCCATTTTTTGAGCACTTACCGCTGCTTCAATTAGGGCAGTTGTTTTGCCCGTATCACTATGTCCACGCAATAGAGTGATATGTCCGGTAGGAATACCGGGTAAGGATGTAATATCTTGAAAGGCTTTAGATAATGGAATCCAACCTTGCTCCTTAAATTTTATAGAAGCGTTAGAATAGCCTTTCTTCTTTTTAAAGTTCGATAAATTGAACGACTTCTGAACTGCAGCAGTCGCCTTTTCTTGTACTTCTTTTTTCTTTGCCATTACTCGTTAAATAAATCATCAAATTTGCTTACTGTATCTTGGTTGCCAGCCGTAGCGTTTTCCAAGGTAAAGTCTGAACTTGAATCATTCGAGCTTTCTGGCGTATCTTTTTCAGCACCTGCTGTTGGAGCTGTCTCCTCAGCTGATCCTGGGTTAAGATAGTTTTGAAGTTGTTTCTTTATGAAGTCGTAATCATACTGTGTATGTACTTCTACCGGGTTAGGTTGTGTCTTTAACCAAGTATCTACTTGATCGTTATTATCTGATAAAGCTGTTTGTTTTGGCTTAATTCTTACAGTAGTTTCAGGATAAGGGTTACCCTCTCTTTGTTCTACTACTAAGTCCCAACCATTTATAACGTCAGTAAAATCACCTACATCTTCATCTTCAGCTAATGCCAATAATGCTTTGTAGATAGTTATACCAAATCCCCATAATCTAACTCCTTTATCTTCTTCTCCTCTAACTACTACAGGAGCAAAGATTCTAGTCTTAGGTGATATCTTACCAGCTAAGGACCAATTATCTTTATCAGAAGTTTTCTTAAGTTCTTTTACAAACTCTTCGATAGGGTCTTGTTTACCGAAGTTTGATAATGCAACCATAGGGTATTTTCCAATACCGTAATGAAATTTTAATTCCTTAAAAGGGAATGCAGGGTCATATACAGAAGGTACAATCCTTACTGTTTGTTTGCCCAGTTGTGGTTTCCAAAAAATTGTGGAATAGTCCGTTTTTTCTCTTTGTTGACCGTTATTATTTAACGAATCAAGCTTTGCGCGTATAGCATTTAAATCCATATAACTAATTTTAATTAAAACTTATTATTAATAATATAAGAACTTTTTTTTAGTTCTCCAACTCTATAATCTTATAAAGTTTTGTATTCACTCTTTTGAGTTCTGGACCTTTAGTTAATAGAATGCAATTTCTATAATCTGTCCAGTTGATGCGGTAATTTGTATCTAATACACCTTCATTAAGCTCTTTAATCAAAGTGTTTAATGCGTTGATTGTATAAAGTGTGTTAGATTCTTTCTTTCTGTGTACTAAAATAGTGTTCTCTAAAAACGTTCCTACGTTTCCAAAGTCAACATTATACGTACATATGTATTCATCTTGCGATTTTGAATATAGTACGAAAATTTTGTTGTAGATTATTTTATACCTTTCTTGGATCTCCTCTAAGACTCCTTCTAAAGTCTCTTCGGTAGCAAAAGTACAGAAAAGTTTGTTGCTCATATCGTCGTATAAATCTAACGGTTCAATGTCGTAATCGAACGCCGCTATAACTTGTTGTTCTATCATTTATAAATATCTTTTCGTTTTATAAACTAAGGTCTTTTGAATATTTAAATTTTATTGGGTACTTACCCCCTGATTCTAGTATCTCCTTTAGTTTTTCTAATGTTTCTTTTCCGTCTTCCTTATGAAAGTCAAATAATAATGCATCGTATGTATACAAGACTAACTTAGTTTTCTTATTTTTTAAGTAGCCTAGTACTTCTTTTAATATAAGAATATTTCTTGAAGTTTCAAGCGATTGCATGATATAATTCATTAATTTTTGTGGATTCATGTCTTTTAACCCTCTTGTAAATGGTTTTCCACTAATAGGCGCCAGGACCTTTCCGTCATTTTCGTATCTTTTCCACAAATTCTTGATATAGTCATCAATCTTCGTAAAGATCTCAAGGAAAGCCCATCTTTCTGGTATTTTTCCATAAATTGCGTGAAAGTTAATTTGCTTGGCTTGATTGTATTCTTCATCTGTTATAGTATCTTTTTCGAAATATGTTTTGGCTAACTGTTCGTGAGCTGATTCATCTGTAAGATCGTAATCAATCTGATCACAAAGTAAACGCAAGTGATAACCGTCAAAATCCAACTCAACAAAATAGTCTCCTTTCGGCCTAAAGCAGGATCTATAATCCCTTCCCTTAGGTATTGCAGCGAAATTAACGCTGTTAAAAGCATTAGTAGGTCTAGAAGTAGCATTATATAAATTATAAGAGGTTAGTACTGTATTATCTATTGTATTATACCTCGGATTACGAGGTTTAAACATATTATTAAAATTTTCATAAAAAATTCCTAATCCGGCTTGTTCTAATAAAAAGAATACATTAGTTGCAGTCTTATTATAGAAATCAAACCCTTCTGGTATATCGTATTCTACTACATGTTTTACTGATTCGTAGATTTTTTCACAGCTTTCATATAATTTTGATATAGGAATTAGCTGATTTATTGTTTCAAAATTATTAAACCTATTATAAAAGTAATTTAATGTATTATTATCTCTATGATACTCCAGTCTATCGTAATTTGTCATACTATAGATCAACGATAGATCTATGGCTTCCTGTAGATTAAAGTGATAGAGCAGGTCTTTTTTATTTAAGGTATAAAGTTTACTAGTAGATAAAAGTATTTGGTAGACACGATCTTTAGATACATTCAATCCTTCATCATGAGTGACAGGGATAATGAATCCATGCTTGGAATTAATAGGTCTAATGTAAACTGCTGTTGTTTTTGTAAGTTTTTGATGATATAAATCATTTGAACTTATAACATCTACATATAACCCTAATTTCGATAACCTTTCTAAGTTCTGTAACTTAGATTCTTGCTCTACTATATAAAACACTTATAAAACCTTTATTGTAATATAAGATAATTTTTTTATTTAACAAACTCTGAAGGTGATTTTAGTAAAAGAGATATACCTTTCATCTGTTTTTCGGCTTGTTCTATAAGGTTTTTGTTTTTAGAAATACTACCACTATATACATACTTACCTTTAATTATATCATCTGCAGGCTGTGCTAGATTCCATTTAAATGACAGACTTTCTACATAAGGTAGTTGTCTGAGTTTAAGGAACTTTGATTTTTTAGTTTCTATAATATTTTTATTTCTTTTATCTTGTGAAAAAAATCTCTCTATAAATCCTTTTTCATAGTCTTTTTCAGTTGGTTGTATAAATTCACCTGTAAATTGTAAACTTTGTATCTCTTTATCTATTCTTCTTAACTCTTTAGCATTTTTAGAAGGCTTATTACCGGTAAAAAATGTACCATTATACGTTATAAAATAAGGTCCAGTATAGTATTTACCGTCTTCGGTAACATATTCTTTACCGTTAGTATATTTTGTATTGCTATATTTTGATTTTGGTAAATACATATTCTTATCCTCCTATATCTACAAAGTTACCCTGGTCAAAATCTCCTCCAAAAGCTCCTTCTCCTACTTCTACTGTTCCGGTACTTGGAGGTAATATAAACATTTGACTAGTTATTTCTGTTTGCCATAAGTTATTCTCGAACTCTTGTGCTAAACCGGTGATAATAAACGCAACTACTCCGCGGTAGTTTTCCGGTAATATAGTTTCATCAATTAAAAAACCTTGACCAACTTTAAATCCTGATATTCCTTTTAATGTTATAACTAACTCTAAAGGAACAAGTCCTGGAACTTCATTATCTTTGTTTCTTTGTTTTATTCGAGCATTAGCCTCACTTATATTGGTAGCAAGCATATTTCTTACTGTTTTTTTATTTTCTACATAAGTGTTTTCTCCTTTTTCTATATCTTTGATAAACTCCTTTAGTTGCTTTTTTCTTTCTTTTTTATCTTTCTCAGTATCTTCTTTAACGAAAATATACTTTTTGCTCATAAACCTATCTTCTAATCCTTCGTTCCATTTTTGCATAGCTAATAACTGATCACCAGCATCGGATTGATTTACTCTAGCTGAAATAGCAATCATAGCACTAATTCTACTGGACAACTTACTGCTAAGACTTATATCTAGAAATGTAGATCCTTTACCTATAGCTTCTAAAACTAATAAATCATTTCGAGAAGGTGTTTTATCCCTATCTACAATATAGTACATTCTATCGTCATCATCAAAATGAATATCAAATTCATTTATTTCTCCAGCTGCGTTTTGGAGTTTTTCTAGTATTTTTTTAACTAATTGCAGTACTGTTGTTTTTTCACTATCGGATGTATCTGCAAATTCATCTAATATATTTAAAACAAGTTTAACATTTATGAATATATCTAGGATACTAGTAACACCGTCTTTAGATTGAAATTTAAAACTACTACTGTTAGGAATATAACCAACTGCTGGGTCTACAATTCTATGTTCATCATAGCTAACAAAAGGTTGTGCTTTTTCTGCGTTATTTTCAGTGTTAAATTTTACAATTGGTTCTTTTTCGTCACCATATTTGAGCATTAAACAAACATTAATAGCCTCTAGTATATCTGATAATGGCATATAAAAGAATCTATTGTTAGGAGGTGCAGTATCTACAAAATGAGAGTGTATTTTTACAGATCTACCAAGATTATTTTTAATTTCTTCTGCTACTTCTTTGCTTTTAATTGGTTCAAATTCTCCTTCTTTATAGTCGTTAATTATTTCATTTAAAAATTGCTGTAGTGCTGTTCCTACTTGATCTCTATCTCCTTCTTCTTCTTGATCTTCTGAATTTACTCCAGAATAGAATAATGTTTGTAAAGATTCAATGAGTTCTCCTCTACCTATAATATCAACTTTACAGTCATATTCTCCATTTTCTGCATACGCCCATTGAAAATTCTTGATAACACCAAAAAGTGCATCATAGTTATATTTTGATTCACTTCTTAATCTAATAATTTCATCATAAACTTTTTTTATATCAGAACCAAAAGTGATTTCTTCAGCTATAGTCTTAACATTACTTAAATCAGTACCATCAAGGTAAACAGTATTCCCCCATTCTAGCAAAATATTGAATCCAGGCCTTAGATAAAGTTGTTCTAATTTTGATAGTTGTTCGGGAGAATTAGCTTTAAACTCAACAGTCGCCGCTTTTAGTGATCCATATACATTTTTAGTTTCTACAGATATACTATCAATACCTGGCATAGGTACAAAACCAAACTCTGAATTAAATTCATATGAGCTTTCTTCTTGCCCGGGTCTAAATCCTTGTCTTATACTGTTCTCATATAAAGTTCCACCCATCAGAACATTGTCTTTTGCAAGTTGATTACCACCTTCTTTTGTGTTTACACAAGAGGTAAGTTTAATCCAAGAATGATTACTATTAAGAAAAACTAACTCTTTATCGTCTCTATAATCTTTATTTAAAAGATTTTGACGTGCTTGTAATGCATCTATTACAGATTTATTAAAAGGGCCTCCAAATATTCTAGACATTATCTTGCTCTATTTAGTTGATCAAATAATTTAAGTGCAAGGTTCTTATCTGCTGGTATTCTTAATTGTTGGCCGACTGTAGGAATTAAAGAACCGTTTGTAGTGTTGTTTGCAGTAGCTATTACCCACCAAAGTGATGAGTCATTATAAAATTGAAAAGCAAGTGTATCATATCTATCACCTGCTGTTGTAATAACGTAGATATCTCTTTCAGTTTCAGGTAATCTAGGATATATAGCATTAGTTCTATATGGTTTACCTGTATCTGTTTTAACTTGTTCTATGTTTTTATATCTTTTCAAATTCTACTACTAAAATTATAAACCTAAATCTAAGTTAAATTGAGAAAAATTATTAAATTTTGCAAATTGATTACTAGATTGATTATTAGCATTTTGTACCTGTTTAGCTATATCAAAATCACCAGTTTTTCTAGTTATAAAATAGTTTTCTTGACCTTCTACAAATCCTTGTTGAGGAACAAAACTGTGAATAGGGGTAAATGCAACTGTACAATCAAGGACTGTAGGTAGTTGCTGCTGATCATCAACAGGTTCTCCTAAAGAATCGTATCCAATATCCCATGGATAATCTGTACTCCAGTTATATGTTACGCTAGTTACTATTCCTGGTATTCTAGATAAATAATCTCCTATGGTAACTTTTACAAAGTTTCCTTTCATAGTCCCTCCTTCAGTGTAGGTTGGAGCTGTTGTAGACGCTAATTCTACCATTTTAGCATATAAAGGAGCCATTTCTTTTTTTGTTGCCGCAGCTATTCTAAACCCAATATTAACTGTTCTTTCAAAACCATTGTAAGTGTAAAAATTTTCAGCTCTACCATTATACTTCCAACTGTTCCAATCACCGTTAAAATTATCGTCTAAAGCTGTAAGGTATGCTTTAAAATCTAAAGTTTTATACTTAATAGGTGATTGAGGATCTGCTGTTGGGGACATGACTGTGAATCTAAATCTTATAAGATCTTTCGTTGAAAATTCTAATACAAAATCATGGTGTTTAACAGGTAGTAAATTTATATCAATTATATCTATTTTTTGACTTTCTCCGGCTTGTGGTCCTTTAAATATTTCTAACATATTACCTAGACCTTCTTTATCCCCTCTTACAAAATGAGTTCCGGTACCATTCACCGGTATCTGTGCAAGTGTTGTAGCTAGTATTTTACCGGTATCTACTAAACCTCCTAATGCCTGTTTACCTAGTTTTTTTAATTTATCTTTAAATTTAGTTTTTATTGGGCTTTCGTCTGTTTTAGGCTCTTTTGCATTATCCCAATATTCTTCTACATTTTGCTGTACTACCCCTAAAGCAGTTCTATTAGCAATAAATTTTAAACCAGGTTTCTGAGTAAGTAAAGTTGCTATTCTACCTAGATCATTGGTACGTCTTGTAAATTGGTTATTAGTAGGTGTTTGGCTATCAACAGACACAGGTATATCCTTCTGTATTATAGGTTCATTACCTATATTAACAGCATCGGAATACTTAAACCTCTGGGTCTGCGGTATTCCCTCTTGTTGGTATTTCTTAAATATAGCCACTAATTATTCTGGCTTGTTGTCGATATACTTATTGACTACTTTCTTATCTAAGTTAGTGTGTCCGCCAACGTGATCACCATCTGTGAAGTGAATATCGTTATCTGCAGATGCTCCTGCTCTATTTGCAGGTGTTTTTCCGTTTAGACCTAATTTAGATGTTTCTAATTGATTCTTTAAAATTCCCATAATTATTTTAATTATAAATAGTTTAACTTAATTTTTGTGTTGCTAAAACAATTGCACGACCGGCTTTATTCCCGTCGATGTATACGTTTCCTCCTGCTTGTATAGCTGCCAGTATGGCATCTAATTTCTTTTCTACATTTTTACTACTCCCACCACCAAATAAATTTGTACCCCCGATAACAATGTCGTCTTTTCTAAATTTCTGAATAGGTTGACCTGGTCTTATAATAAAGTCATTATTTTTTTCTACTTCTCCACTTTCTGGAGAGATAAGACCCTGTAAAGTATTATCTTGATCTTGAGGGTTAAGAGCGCTATCTATAATACTTTGATTATCTGATACACTAGTTACAGTTGGTCTCGGTCCACTGCTATAACTCCACGTCCTTGACATAGTGTTTGTCTTTGCAGCATCTGTGAAAGAATCACTCATAAGTTGTACTTGCTCTAAAAATTCCTCTTCTAAATTTTTCATTTGAGCAATAGCAAGACTTTTTGTAAATTCACCTTGATCAATTTTTCCAGCCCTATCAAATACATTGCTTATATTTAATAACTTTGACGCTTCGAAATCAGCAAGATTATTAACTGATTCAATTAACTCTTTATGATTACCTTTAAGTTGCTTTAAAGATTCTTGTGCATTTGCTTTCTCTTCTTCAGTACCATTTTCAACAATATTTTGAAGTTTTTTGCTTTCTAGTTGATAATTTAGAAATTCTCTTCTAGACTGCTGTCCTAATTCTTCAAATATGATTTGATCTTTAGTTCTAACTTGATAATTCTGGCCTAACTCCATACTCAGTCCTTTTACCCCATACTCGGCAAATAATCTTAATCTTTCTAGTACTTTATCAAAAATAGAACTAGTTGTAAATTCCATTAACCTATCTTTTAACTTTTGTACTGTCTCGTTGAAGGCTTCTTGAGCAGTTACGTTAGCAGCAAGTTCATCTGCAGTTTCTTCGGCTATATTTAACCTCTTTTTTTGTTGCTCTAAATATTCTTTATTTTGAGCCATGTTTTCTCTCATTTTAGCTATCTCATCATCTAGGACCTTTATTTCTTTTTTGTTTTCTTTTTCGTTTAACTTACTTCTCTTTTCCTCTAACCTACTTATAGCCTCTGTAAATCGTTTTTCTAGTGCTTGCTGTTGTTTTACTAGCTGTATATATTTTTGATAGTTTTCTAATTGTTGCTGTCCCTGTCTTGCTCTATCTGTTTCAAGTAGATAAGCATCTTGTAATTCATCTACTGATATCCCTATAATATCGGCTAGTGCACCCATTACTATAGGGCTTTTTCTTTGCTCGGCTGTCAAACCTCTTGTTATTTTCATAACTTCTTCTGTTGCTCCAACTATATCACCTTGAAGGGACATCATTCTAGCCTTATCTAAATTTATATCTCTACCCAGGAATAATTCTGCTTCTAATTCTGCATTAAGAGATTTTTCAAAATCAAGTAAATTTTCAGAAATGTTTCTAGCCTGTAATAAATTTAAACCAAATCTTCTAACCTGGTTAACAGCTCTTGCAATATTAGTATTACTAAAACCTAACGATGCAGCTACTTGCCCTGTTGCCTCACTAACTGAAGTCATTAGCTGTCCAATAGTGGCAGTACTTTCACCGGAATTAAATAATTCGTTATTCATCATCATTATAGCATCTATATTAGCTCTAGAATTTACACCGAATGCTTCTGCTCTTGCTGCTATCTTAGTTGCTACATCATCAGTTACTCCCATTCTCTTAGTAAGAAGTAATATAGTATCTAAATTTTGAAAATTAAAAGTACCTCCTCTTTCAAGCTGATTAACAAGCATAGTCTGTGCTTCTAACAATCTGGTCACACTTATATACATTCTATTGGACGCTTTTTCACTTTCGACTAACTCTTTTCTCATTTGAGCAGCTCTATCTCTTGATACTCCAAATTCTCTAGCAAGTAACGTAGTTCTTTCTTGTGACTGTATTGTACTAGTAACTAGAAGTTTTAAAACTGCTGTCAGCGCTTTCCCTACTACTGCTATAATTGCTAGAGGAGCTACAGCTTTTTTCATCGCAGCACCAAGTGATTTTGTACCTGCCTGTAGCCCGGTCATACCTTTAAAAGCGTCTTCTAATCCAAGTTTTCTAATTCTTGCAACAGCAGCAGTACCTTCTAAAATATTACCATTCTTATCTAATAACTGATCTGCTAGACCTAATTCTATAATTTTGTCTTTTTTAAGGCCCTCACCGGTTTCTATGTTAATACCTTGTATTTTTTCGTAATGTATTTGTGATTTACGTGCAGCAGTTGCAGCATCTTGGAATGGTTTAGATATAGCACCTAAACCGGGTATGTCTTTTACAAAAGCTGCCATACCGTTAAAAAACCCAACTTTTTCATTGACTGACTCGGCAAAGGTTTCTAGTTCTTTATACTTATCAACTACCTTACCGGTAGTGTCTACTCCTTCTACTAAACTTTCTGCATATTTTTCTTGTATTTCAAGTTGTTTTTGTTGTTCTTTCAGTAAGCTTTTTTTAACTTTAAGATCGTTCTGAGCTTTTGTTCTTTCTTTACCGCTTAAAGTTGCTATATCATCTCTTAGATCTAGTATCTCGCTATCTAGATCTCTAACCTTTTTTTGTGTCTTTAAAAACTCCTGTGTAGCTTTAGTTGATTCACTTCTAAGCTGAAAAAGTTTATTTTCTTGTTTAATTCTTTGATTAGTTATTGTAACTAAAGATTTATTAGAAGTGAAAACTTTACTTTGTAAATCAGCAAAGCCTCTCAGCTGTGTGTTTATACTGGTATATACCTTAGCTATTTCTTCACCTCTATTTTTTAAATCATCAGATTCACCTGTGGCTTTTTTAAATTCACCTCCAAGTTTCTTTACTTGATCCCTAGACGTGATTATCATGTTCTGAAACTCACGCATATCTCTCAATGCTTTGCCGTCTCTTAAAAAATCAAAATTATCGTTTTCTGCCACTGTATTTCTTTTTTATAAATAGGAAAGACCTCTATTATTTAGAAGTCTTTGTACTGTAGTTAGGCTTAATATCTGGTTTGTGTATTTTGGCTTTTTGTAAACCTTTAGCTTTTTTCATAGCTTTTTCCTGTTCTTCATTTCTCTTATCAAAATGGTCTTTTAATTCCTGGAAAGTAAATTTTCTTAACCATATAGGCATATTGTATACATCATTCCATGTATATCCTCCATTTCCGTTAAAAACTATTTGGTGTATTTGACTAAATAGGACATTTCTATAATTAGAGCTTAGGCCAAAAAAAGCCTACCCCCAGGGGTATATCCACTCCTTCCTCTGGGCTAAATTCAGGTTTAAATACCATATTAATATCTGGTGATATTTTAAG